ACAGATATAATTTCAAAAAGATGTGTATAAGAACAAGTTCACTTAAATTTTTAAAATCAAATAAAGTTGAATCTCTTGATTACCTTGATTATTTTATGAACTTAATATAGATGTAAACTTTACTATTAAAAAAATACGAGATTTTAGATAAGTTAATGCTAATTTAAATAATAAGATAAGAAATATAATATGACATAAGAGCTAGGAATAAGATAAATATAATCAAAGAATAAGGCATGAGAATAATTACCAAGAGAAATCATTACTTTAATATGTTTATGAATGTTAGACTATGTTCCTAAATTGAATTTTATATATCAAGTATAATAACTTTACAGAATGTGGAAATTTTTATTTAAAGAATACACATAAACATTTCCACACTCTGATTTTATAATAATAATCTAATAAAATTTATAGTGACTTTATAAACTCAATAATGATTTAATAAATATTTATAAAACAACTATTTTTGCTTAGAAACTTTATTATTCATATTATCATTAGTAGGCATTGTTCCAAAACTTAGTTTTTCATACATTACTTGAGTTGGAGCTAGCCAAACTGTACCATTACCAGTAAATGTATTTAAGAAACCTTCACCATTTAAAGCAGAACCAATTAAAGATTTATCTGACTTTGTAACAGAAAAATTAACACCAGATGTTCTTGCTATTGCAAAGTTACCATCTACCTTTAATTCTTCACCGTTTTTCAATTCATACTCTACAATTTCACTTTGAGGAACAACACATTCCAGAACGATTACACCAGTACCACTTAATTCTATTTGGAAGAAGCCTTCACCACCAAGTAAAGCAGATGAGAAGTTCTTTTGTGTAAATGCTTTTACTTCTATTGTATCAGAGCAACAATAGAATAATCCTTTATCAACAATTATAGAATCATTATCAAGACTCATAAATAAATAATGTCTAAAAGAAGGTTCCAAATAAACTTCTCCAGTACCCTTGTATACAGGTTTCATCATTGATTCATTAGTAAGTGCTCCTGATATTCCTTTTTTAAAAAGACCTCCAACACCACCAATCTTAGTTTCAGAAGATATATTTCCTTTATAATAGTATAATGCACCAGCTTCTGTTTTTATTGATGAATTATTTAATTTTATCTTAATTTGTCTAGCTTTCAAACCAGCTTCTCTAGCAAAATATAATCCCATTGCCATTAATGGGCTAGAAGCTCCCTCAAGTTTTTCAAATTCTAATATCTCAAATTCGCTTTTGCCATCTGATGCATTTTCTAAAATTTTTACTTTTTTGCTTAAATCCATACAAATTTCTCCCCACTATGATAAAATTTATCTCTAAAATATTATAAGATATAACTCTATATTACATTTTTTTTGAAAAAATCGCTACTTTATCATCAAATTTTTACATATTTTTAAGAAGTTTTTGAAATGTTTAGATTTAAGTTAAGTTATTTAAGGATGTATAGTTATTTCAATAGACATTTTGAGTATTATTTATCATTTGTGGGTATTATATTTTATGGGCATGTTAAAATTAGTTAGAAGTTAGAAGTTAGAAGTTAGAAGTTAGAAGTTAGAAGTTAGAAGTTAGAAGATTTATAATATGTAATATTTTTGTTTTGAAATTTATAAATTAGTATTACTGGTTAGAGTTAGTTTAGTATTAAGTATATTCGAAGTAGTTTTTTAGCTATTTTCATACATTTATATTACTTAATTATATATAGCCTAACTAACTTAATATACCAGTGAAATATTGACTAAAATGCCTAAATATGTTATCATACAAGTCAGTCAAATAATTTGGCAACATTAAATATTTAGTAAATTTCTAACATTTATGGAAGAAATTTCTAGCAAAGAAGGTGAGATTTATATGGCTGGGAAAAAAATATTAGCAACAAACAAAAGAGCAAGACATGAATATTTTATAGAAGAAACTTATGAATGTGGAATTGAATTAAAAGGAACAGAAGTAAAATCAATAAGACAAGGCAAAGTTAACCTAAGTGATGGATTTGCATCTGTAGATAATAGCGAAGTATTTTTAAAACAAGTTCATATAAGTCCATATGAGCAAGGAAATATATTCAATGTTGATTCTTTAAGAGTTAGAAAACTATTACTTCATAAGCATGAAATAAGAAAGCTTATTGGAGCAACTACTATAAAGGGGTATTCACTTATACCACTTAGTTTGTATCTAAAAAACGGTAAAGTTAAAGTAGAGATTGCCTTAGCAAAAGGTAAAAAACTATATGATAAACGTCAAGATATGGCTAAGAAAGATGCACAAAGACGTATAGAAAGAGAAATGACAGGTAAGTATTAAACTAGATAAAACTGTATTTTTTAGAATAAAATTCTTTATTATCTAGAACATAACATTGATTTTTATTCTTAAAAGTATTATATTATATATACATTAAAAATTTAATAAAAATGGTGATAAAGTTTGCGAAAAGTCTACTGGACTATAAACTACTCAAGGGGGCGTAAAGGTTTCGACGTGGGTTTGGAACTTGAGGCTGCATGTCGTGTTACTCTGGGTCACGTAAAAACTGGGGAACTTTAAAATAAACGCAGACGATAATTTCGCGATAGCAGCCTAGTTGCTGCTCGTCCCTCTTAGTCCTCCTGCCGACTAAGACTGGACGTCATTATGCAGGGAACTACTTTAGGGGTGTCTCGACTTAAAGTAGATTAATTGGGACTGGCTAAGCATAGAGCCTGCCACTTGGCGCTATGTGAGGTGAGATATTAGTGAAGTTGGCTAAGCATGTAGATGCAGCAAGGAAAAGATTTGCGGACAGGGGTTCGACTCCCCTCGTCTCCACCAATTTTGAAAATGAAACAATTGAATGATTGGGATTACTTAGTTTTAGGCTAAGCAATCCTTTTTATTTTGTTGGAAAGCACACAATCAGCACACAACCATGGATTTACATTAAAAATGGTAAGATTTAATATACCCTATTTCTATCAAAAAATATCATTTATTTTATCAACAGCGTCTTGCTTGGTATTGTGCATAACGTGTGTATATATATCCATAGTTATACTTATATCATAATGACCCATTAACGTCTGAACAGTCTTAGGAGGGACACCAGCCTCGAATAATCGTGTTGCATATGTATGTCTAAGAGCATGAAATTTAATTTTAGGTATATTTAATTTTTTTAGCAAAGAATCTAAAATTTTACCAGGTCTATTATTGTTTAAAGCAAGACCTGTATCATTACAAATTACATAATTATTATTTATATAAGCATCACCTAACAATAATCTTTGTTCTGTTTGTTGTATTTTATGTCTTTTCAATTTAACTAAAATATTTCTTGGAATGGGAACTGTTCTTATAGAATTTTTAGTCTTTGGATACTGCTCAATAATCTTTTTTTCTCTAGTTCCATCTTTCTTTATCTCAGTAACTCGTTGTAAAGTCCTGTTAACAGTTAAAGACTCATCATCAAAACTAATATCACTCCATTTCAAACCAAGTAATTCTCCTAGTCTTAAACCTGTACTCAAAGCAAGGAGAAAAAGTATTTCAAACTTATCTCCATCAATGCTATCAATAAATTTTTTTTGGTCAGTAATACTTAATATTTGTACCTCTTTTATCTTGTTATCAGATGGTAGTGTTACCATTTTACAATAATTTTTTTGAATATAACCTTGTTTTTCTGCTTCTGTTAGGCAAGGCTTTAATCTTGTATTTAGAGTTATAATTGTTGATGCAGGTTTGTTATATACATCCATAAGTTTATTGTAATATCTTTGTATATGTGTAGCTCTTAAATCTATTAATTTTATTTTCCCAAGTTCAGTATCTTTTATGTAATTTCTATAAATACCCTCATATCTTTCAAAAGATTTAGGTTTTAAATCTTTTGCCCTATAATCAAATAACCAAGTATAAAACCAATCCTCAAAGGTTATTTTATCAGCTGAGACTATAGAGCCTAAGAGCATCTTTGTCCTATAAATATCTAATTTTTCTTTTACCTCTTTTTGTGTTTTTCCAGTAAATTGTTTTCTTATAAGTTTGCCTTTTTCATCACGACCAATACTTATAGAAGCACGCCATCCTATCTGAACACCATTTCTTATATTTTTAACAATAGACCCCTCGCCATTAGCTCTTTTAGTTGCCACTTTGTCACCTCTTATACAGTATTAATTATATTTATTATACTACATAATTATCTTTTTTTATTATACGCATTTTCTTTGTTGATAAAATAATTTGATAATTTATAAGCACTAATATCTAATGCTTTTGATAATGATATAATTTGTCGTATAGTAGGGCTATTTATAAAAATATCTTGTTCTAAGCGTGAAATATAACTTTGACTAATATTAGCAATTTTACTTAATTGTTTTTGAGTTAAGTTTTTATTTTTTCTAGCTTGTTTTAGCATTAGATGTCACCCAATATTATTATATGTCGAAGTAAGTCACAATATTCGTCGTACGAATATTTCTGCTATGGTAAAATATGGTAATATATAAGTATAAATAACTCATGTACATAAGATTATTTAAAAGTAGAAATTTTAATTTTTTAATCAAAATAGGGGTGATTTTATGTGCAAAAATAAGATAAAAAAAGCAATTTCTATAAATGAATTAAAAAAAAAGAATAAAGAAGATTATGATTATTTTATAAAATTTGTAATTAAAGTCGCAGAAAAAAAGAATAAATGAGATAGATTCATGTTATTAGCTTTAATAAATTATGAAAAATACATTGGCACATTGTCAATGTATTTTATTTTGTCAAACAATTCAAAAGGATAAACTATAAATCTAATTATTTTTTAGGTGTTAAACAACAATTTTCAGACCAGATAGAAACAAATTTAAAAAATGTGTATGTTGATAAAAATGAGTTTTACATTTTAAAAGGTAAAACCTCTAAGCAGGGTTGAAGACCTATTGATGAACACATAATTAAATTGGAAATAAAGATTATTTCACAATCCCCTTTAAAAGGGAGCGTCAGATTCTAATAGAGTATACTTTGAAATTAGAAATAGCAAAAGAAAAATGTATTTTATTTTGTCGAACGATTCAGAACTATATATTGACATATTTTTCTTATTTAAAACGAAATTATTGTATAATAAAAATAACAAACTATAAATCCAATCATTTTAGGGGGAGGCGATTATGTGGATTTTTCAGATAAAATAAAACAGTTTAGTAAAAGAATAGAGGTGATAAAGGAAAATTTAACTACAGAAGAAGCAACAAAAACAGCATTAATAATGCCTTTTTTCCAAATATTAGAATATGATGTATTTAACCCATTAGAATTTATACCAGAATATGTAGCAGATGTTGGTGTTAAAAGAGGTGAAAAAGTAGACTATGCGATATTGGATGATGGTAAGCCAATCATACTAATAGAGGCTAAGAATATAAAGGACAAACTTACTAAACATGATGCACAATTGTTCAGATATTTTACAGCTACAGAGGCAAGGTTCGCAATACTTACAAATGGAATAATTTATAAGTTTTTTACAGATTTGGAAGAAAAAAATAAAATGGATGAAAAACCATTTATGACCATAAATTTATTAGATATAGATGAAAATAAAATATCTCACTTAAAGAAATTCGCAAAAACAACTTTTGATGTAGATGTAGTTTTTAACATAGCATCTGAATCAAAGTATACTAATCTGATAAAAGAGCAACTAAATGAACAACTTGAGAGTCCATCTGATGAATTTGTACGATTTATAATAAACGATTTTTATAATGGTGTGAAAACGCAGAATGTTGTTGAAAAATTCAGACCTATTGTAAAAAGGTCTATTCTACAGTTTGCGACTGATTTTATGAATGAAAAGTTAAAGTCATTGTTAGAAAGTAATGATGATGAAGACGAAAAAGAGAAAAAGAAGATAATTGATAAAAAAGCTAAAGAGGAAACTGAAAGAAAAAATAAAGAGAAGACTGAAAAAGAAAAAATGAGAAAAGTTGAAGAATGCCAAAAAGAAGAAACAAAAATAGAGGTTGTTAAGGAAGACCAGCAACAAATAAGTGCTGAGGAAAAAGAAGCTTTTGATATAGTACAAGATATTTTAGGAGATTTATCATGCAAAGAAGATATAACCTATAAGAAAGAAAAAGAGTGGTTAAATATATTATATAAAGCTGATTCCAATTTATGGATATGTAACATAAAGCTTACTTCTTCTGATAAGTTAATCTCTTTACCAAATCAAAATAATGAGCCTGTAGAGTATCGTATGGATGAAGTCATAGATATAAGAGAATTGAAAGATGAGTTAATATTTGTACTATCAAAGTATACCAATTAAGAAATATAAATAAAAAATACATTGACTAATTCAGTCAATGTATTTTTTATTTATATTTCTTTGTTAGAGCATTGAGCATTTTAAAAACTGCTTCTCTATCTTCTTCATCAAGTTTAAATATTATATCAGTTATTTTTTTTACATCATCATCAATTTCTAAATCTTCTAAAGTACTATCATATGTTTTTTTATCTTCTGTAAATCCTAAAAGATAATCAATGCTAACTTCAAAGTAATTTGCTAAGGTACAAAGAGTATCAAAATCAGGTTGTTTTCTATCTGTCTCATAGCCTGCTATAGTTGACCTTTGCTTATTAATAATTTTAGCTAAATCCATTTGAGTCAAATTATGTTCTTTTCTTAACTGTGCTAGTCGTTCATAAAATTTACTCAATTAAATCACTCTCCATAAGTAAGATTATATCCAAAATGGTTTCTATAAGTAACTACATGTTTCTAAAAAAAACTTTTTCTCTAAAAAAACTTGACAAAGTTGCTAAAAGAAACTAATATATAAAATATAAGGTTTCCAAAAGAAACATTAAAAGGAGGGATATTATGAGAAGCAAGTTAAAGCAATTAAGAATAAAAAAGAACTTAACACATAAAGTTATGGCTAAAGAGCTTGGAATATCACGTTCTTATTATACTTCAATAGAAATGGGAAATAAAACGCCCTCTCTAAAAACAAGTATGAAAATAAAATCATTTTTGAAATATTATAAGGATGATATTTTTTTAGATGATAAAGTTTCTAAAAGAAACAACCTTGATTAATTCTATATCAAAATTGGAGGAAAGTAAATGTTACAACAATGCCAAAATATATATCAAATTAGTAGGGAAAATGCTAGATTGACACAAGAAAAAGCATCAGAGTTATTGGGTATATCAGTAGAAAGTATTAGAGCTTATGAAAATGATAAAAGAATCCCAAATAATACAGTAGTAGCTAAAATGGTTTCTATATATAACAATAAACTATTAGGATATGAACATGTTAGAAGAAACACAGAGGCGGGGATAATGTTCTTACCAGAATTAAAAATAAAAAACCTTTCAAGTATAGCTTTAAAGTTACATAAAGAAATAAAAGATTATTTAAAAAAAGAAGATGACTTCATAGATATAGTTGAAGATGATGTAATTGACGAAGAGGAAGAAGAAGTTTGGAATGATGTAATGAACGAATTAGATGGTATATATGAAGCTATATTTGCATTAAAATTTGCTAAGAAATAGGAGGTATTTTTATGGAAGTTAATGAAAATATGCAAACAAAAGTTGTAAATCTTAAAACTAAAAAATCTAGAAAAATAATGACTGTAAAAGAGTTTTCTAAGGAATATGAAATAGGCATAAATAATGCTTATGAAATGACTCATATAAAAGGATTTCCTGCGTTTACAATAGGTAGAAAAATATGTATTTTAAGAGATAAAGTTGATGAGTGGTTTTTAGACAATATTGGCAACAAATTCTAAAATGTTAAGAAGTAGGTGACAAAGTGGGAGAGCTAGGTTGGATAAAACTACACAGAGCATTAAAAGACAATCCTACATGGAAAGCTTGTAAAGCTGAGAGAAAAGTTATAATGATAACTATGCTTTTATTAGCGAGTCATAAAGAAACGGTTATAACTTTAAACACAGGGAAAAAAGTTAAAATATTACCAGGTCAATTTATTACTTCTAGGAGTAGTTTAGCAGAAAAATGTGGGAAAGATGTTTCTGAACAAATGGTTAGAAGTGCATTACAGTTTTTTAAAAAGACTAATTTTTCAACCAACGAATCAACCAATGGCTATACTCTTGTAACTATTATAAACTGGGGGTTGTATCAAGATGTGGAGTCAAAGCAACCAACTAGTCAACCAGTAGTCAACCAGGGGTCAACCACAATCAAGAATGTAAAGAATGTAAAGAATAAAAAACTATATGTCGAGACTTCTAACGAGTATCGACTAGCAGAGTTTTTATTTAAACATATAAGAAAAAATAATCCTAATGCCAAAACACCTAATTTACAAAGTTGGGCAAAAGATTTTGATTATATTCTTAGGTTGGATAAAAGAAATTTAGAAGAGGTTCAAGAGTTAATTAGATTTTGTCAGAACGATAGTTTCTGGTGTACAAATATTTTAAGTGCTTCTAAGTTCAGAAAGCAGTATGACCAGTTATATTTAAAATATAAGAATGAAAAAAATCCATTAAATAAAAAAGCTAAAGAAGATGGAGTATATAATCCATATGATACAGACTTAATGATTTAGGAGAGGAGTAAGATATGAGTAGTGTAAATGATTTAGTTAAAAGTACAGAAGCAGAGCAATCTGTTTTAGGAAGTATACTGTTAGATGCAACAGCAATACGAGAAATAGAACCAATTTTAACCGAAGATATGTTTTACCATGAGGAACATAAAATTATATTTGATTCAATGAAAAAGATATATAAAAGAAATGAGCCTATTGATTTAATTACATTGACAGAAGAGGTAAAACATAAAGGTCACTTAAATCGTGTTGGAGGTATAAGTTATATAACTAGTTTATCAAATGTAGTCCCAAGTCTATCAAATGCTTTATATCATGCAAATATTGTGTTAGACAAATATAAAAATAGAAATATAATAGACAAATTTAATAAATTTAAACTTGGTGAAATAGATGATAATACATTGATATATCAATTAGAGCAAGACATAAATAAGATAGATAAAAAACTGATTAAAAAAGATACTAGTATATCAGCTATAACAACCAGGGCGTTCGACTATATATCTGATGGAGTAGAAGAAGGTATAGAAATAGGAATAGAAGTTTTAGATGAAACTATAGGTGGACTATACCAAGGAGAATTAACTACTATAGCAGCTAAGAGTGGAGGAGGAAAAACAGCTCTTGCACTACAGATACTAAGAAACGTTATTTTTCAAGGGAAAAAAGTTTTATTTATAAGTGGAGAAATGAGTGATATACAAATTTTATTTAGAAATATATCCTCACTAACTGGAATACCAATTGTAAAAATGAAGAACAGAGACTTAAATGAAAAAGAAATGATTGATTATATAAATGCTCTAGGTATTCTAAACCAAGACGAAATTTTGGATATAAATGATACTGTAAATACCATATCTGGAATTAAGAGAGAAATAAAAAGATTAAAACCAGATTTAGTTATAGTTGATTACTTACAAATTTTAGATTATGAAGGTAAAGAGGTAGGAGAGGCTAAGTTTGCTGAGTTATCAAGAGAAATGAAAAAGATAACGTTAGATTTTAACATACCAGTTATTCAATTAGCACAATTGAATGATGAAATGAGAGACGAAAGACCAAAGGGTGACCGACCTATGCGTAGTAGTAAGCAAATTTATATGGATAGTAACAATGTTGTTTATCTGCATAGACCTACAGAAAAAGAAGCTCTAGAGTATTGTAAATTAATTGGTATTGAAGACATAGAAGCACTTAGAAAAAGGGAAAAAAGTTTAGGTGTAAAGTTAACTGAAATAATAGTAGCTAAAAATAGAGATGGAGAGGCTAGATATACTCCATATTGGTATGTTGGATGTAGATTAACTTTTAAAAAATGTACTATGGCAAAAATAATATAAGGAGGTAAATATCAATGTATGAAGTAGAACTAATGGAGTTAATAGACAAAAGTAAAGATGGGAATGAATCAGCTTTTGAGTCATTATTAAAAATATTTGATAAAGATATACAAATAAATGCAAATAAGTATGTAAATTTATTACAAGGCGGTTTTGATTATAACGATTTAATTCAGGTCGCGAGAATAGCACTATGGAAAGCGTTAAGTAACTATAGTCACACTAAAGGTAAATTGCATCCTAAAGCATATTTTAAAAAAGCTATAAAATTATCCATGTTATCATTATTAAATAGTGGAAATAGAAAAAAACATAGAACTCTCAATAAAAGTATATCTTTAAACAATTTTATTAGTAAAGATGAACAAATTGAGCTTATAACACTTATAGACAATAATGAGGATGATATAGAATCACAAGTTATATCTAAAGAGATAACGAGAGAACTTAAAAATAAAGTGAAAAAAGATATTGTATATCAAACCGATATGCAAAGAAAGGTGATTAGTTTACGTGTAGATGGATATGAAGGGCGTGAAATAGAAAGAATCTTAGGAATATCTCTTAAGAGTATAAATTGTCATCTATACAGAGCTAGGAAAATAATAAAACAAAATCTAGGAAGTGTTAATTATGAAGCTTAAAAAGTTAATATCAAAATTGAGCAGACTTGAAGATGTTGAAATAGTTTTTCATATAAATGTGAAAAACATACCTATAATAAGTAGCATAAAATTGAGTAGTATTATTATGAATCATGATGAAGTAGAGATATATGGATTGAATAATTTTAAATTATATATCCCAGTAGATGAAATAATAGATATAGTTGAATATCCAGAGTCATTAATATTGTATAGTTTAAGTTTTCAAGTAATATTCAGATGGTAAAAGGGGTGTAAATATGACTTTAGATTTAAATATAAAAGAATTATATGAACTAGGATTTTCAGAAGAATTTATAGCTTTAGCAAAAGCTCATTTATTAGATGATTTTATCTTTAATGATGTACCAAAACTGTCTTATACAAATGTAGGCAAAATGTATGATATAAAAAAATATGAGATTTTTATTGTTGTGAACGAAACATTAATATATATTTTACAAACACAATATAAAGAAGAGTTTTTGCCTGTAGAAGAACAAATTTTATCCTTTGGAACTGTAAAGAAGATGTTAGAATATGTTTGCAAATAAAAAAGATGTTTTCTTAAGAAAACACCTTAAGTGTATGGAATACACTATACCCTCGACAAGTATAGTATATCCTATATTCTTAAAAAAATCAATTATAAGGGGAAGTTTATTATGAGAGATATTAAGATTAGAGATATAAAAGAGATAACATTGAGTGAAGCATATAGTATTTTTAAAGTCTTAAAATGTGGATTTATCATAAAAGATGGAAAACTAAAAGGTTTCACAAAATAATAATTGAATGGAGTGGTGTTATGAGTGATTTAAAAAGTGAGTCGTTTAAAAAGGCAGAGAATAAATTATATAGTTATAACAGAGTAAAAACAGAAATAAAAAATTTGAACTTAGAAATAGAAGAAAAAGAAAATTTATATATGGGTTGTTGCTCTATAGGATATGGAGAAAAGTCTGGAACTACTTATAATATTTCTAATTTGGTTGAAAGTGAAGTTCTAAAAAAAGAAAAAGAAGTTGAAAAAATAAAGAGGTATATAAAAGTGAAAGAGATTTTTATAGAAAAAATTGATAATGCAATATTATTACTAAATGAAGATGAAATTGCATTAATTAAGCATAGGTACTTTAGTAATAAAAAAAATTCATGGAACTATGTAGCTAATAAAATAGGTTTTTCTACTGCAAGATGTAAACAAATGCGTATAGAGATTATAAATAAGTTAAAAGATTTATTGAGTTAATTACATTGGCTAGTGACAAAATTACCATTATACCTATTAAGTTGGGTTTTATGTAGTGATTATACTAAAAGTGTAAAAAAAGTGTTTGAGTTATGACCAAAAATTATACTAAAACTATACGATTATTATACTAAATGTATACTCTTTTTATACTTAACTTGTTATATAATGAAGATAGGGTTAAGTAGTTAACTATGAATAGAATATTAGCATAAGTATATTAAGTTGTAGAGTAGAAGTTGTTAATCATACTCTAATTAGGCTAGATTATAAATCTAGTCTTTTTTTTATTCCTTCTTTGAAGTTTTAGTACAATATATACATTCTTTATAATGATTGGTATTATTAGATAAAAGGAGGTATGTTTTATCATGTTGTATGATATAACTAGTATAAATGGAGCATATAAATTTTTAAGTGAATATTTAGAGGTTGATAGAGATTATATAGAC